ATTCTGCACTCCGACCGACCCTATGTTTTTGTAGGATACGCCAAATATTGTATCACAAATTCCGGGGCGTTTCCACCCTTGAACCTACCTAATTTTTCAAGATAGTTCAATATTTACGGTTCTTTGCGAATCGCTGAAAACTTGCCAATTAGTAACAAGTTAGTAACACGAAAACCGTTAGTTTTCCTGCTTCACTTCAGGCAGTCCAGCAAGGGACGTACCCAGCGAAGCAACGCCCGCAATAAAGGCAGTTTCCGCGATCAGCTCCACATTGAGCGTACCGCTTGCCGCCTGTGTTGCGAACATTGCAAGCCCGGTCTGTACGGCAGTCTTAGCCGCGCGAACCCCTGCCGCTGTCCACCACTCGACACTAACCAGATTCTTCATATTAGCCGCCTACCTTTCATTCTTCGCCAGCAATGGCGCACCATGTATTCTTTCCCACAATACCATCAACGGCCAGATCGTGGGCTTTCTGTGCCGCTCTCACAGCGTTTTCAGTGTTCTTGCCAAAGACACCATCAACGGGCAGACCAAGCAACCGCTGAAGCATCTTGATTGCGCTCTTTTCGGTCTGCGTGGAACTCCCGCGCCGGACGGTGGGCATGATGAAAGAGTGGTGGGAAGTGTAGTTGTACACACCCTTTTGAGCGCAAAGCCAAGTTGCCTTAGTTTTGCGCACGTCCACATGAACAAAAGCCGCCGTGCCGTACCAGTACACACCCACGCCGCCGAAAGTGTTACTTGCCAGAATCGCAAGAGCAACGGGGTTGAGTTTGCCCGTTGGGTCTTTAACATCTGCGGCAATGCCGTACAGGTGCTTAGACGATTTAGCCCCGCCCACAGCGGCGTTGTGCTTTACGCACCGATAGCCGCTTGTGATCTTTAGCGGAGTATCGTACACGGTGCGGATAGTCTGCAACTTCTGCACAAGCATTTCATCCACCATCTGTGCCGAACAGCCGCACGAACACTGAAATTCGTTTCGGGTGAAGTTTTTGGTGATCGGGGTTTTGTCCCCGGCCTTGAACGTGATAAGCGTAGACATAAGATCAACCGTCCTCTTTCTCTGTCTGGTTCTTCAGCACTTCAATAGATTTCACAATGATTTCGGGAATGGGAACGCCCATCAAGCCCGCGTTCTCAATAATAGAGATCGTTTCATTGGCGACAAAGGCCACAACCGTTGCGTCACGAATGAAGCTAGAACCCATGATGAGATCAAGGCGGCAAGCCACAAGGACGATCAGCAGAGAAACACCCTTGCGGCACAGCCCTTTCCATCCCGCCAGACTTTCAAGCGATCCCGTTTCAGTCTTGCGGGAATTGTGGAAAATGCCCGCGACCATAAGCCCGGTGACATAATCCACCGCCATGAACAGGATCAGGGTTTTCAGTGCGGCATCCCACCCGCCAAACAGAGAAGCGATGTACCCCCCTGCAATGCCAATAGCAACACAGATTTTGTCTTTCATGTTCATTCATCCTTTCAGATTTTCGTTGTGATAAAGCAAAAGCCGCTGTATGGGCTTCCAAACGCCTGTACAGCGGCTTTTCTTACTTCATCCGGGTAAGTTCCTTACTCTGCCAGTTCGGGGCATTCAAGGCTTTCCAGAACGTCCTTAACCTGTGCTTTCAGCTTGTCGGGAACGTCTGCGAAAGTTTTCTTGCCCTTAATGATAAGGGTTGCATAGATAATAGCCATATCATTCACCACCTTTCTGAATAGAATTATGAAAAGATTGAAGATCAATCCTTTTCACCGTCCAGAATCGCCTTGACTTCTGCTTTCAGCTTTTCGGGAACATCGTCAAGGGTCTTTTTGCCTTTGCGGATCAGATCAGCGTACACCTTAGCCATGATGGAAACCCCTTTCTTACTGGATCATCTCGTACACATCGCACAGCGCAAGCTGTGTTTCCGTGAGCTGATCGGACAGTTCAGCGTTGGCTTGCGCCTGTTTCAGAATGTACTCATTCTTATCATACTGAACCATGTTGTACTCGAAGCCGTTGAACTCGGTTTCCGTGCCTACGTTTTCGGAAACCGCTTCAATGTTGGTATTTTCCCAAACGCTGTAATCGTCAATCACAACGCTTTCGGGCTTGATCGTGCTTTTTACTTTGCCATAATCAACCATTTTTAAGCCGCCTTTCTCTGAATTACTTCTTGATAGTATCTATCAGCGTCCGCCTGTACGGGCGCGATATACTTAGCCTGTAACCTGTAACTATCACAGTGCTTTAACCAGCCCTTGTAAGAATTGATGGAACACCATTCCGAATATCGCATCATCTGCCCGTTTTCGGTTTTCTTGCGAATACTGTTCATCTTTTGCTTGAAAGATTTGCAACTGCTTTTTCTTAGTAAGGTGAAGTTCAAAAATGATCTGTACCCCACAAAATCCAGTCCACGAACATAAGTCGGGAAGATTTGCCAGTTACCTTTTACAGTCAAATGCAGTTCCGTTTTGAAGTATCGTTTAACTTCCTTTTGCAGTTTGTGAAGTGCTTCTTTACTGCTTCCGAAAATAACAATATCGTCCATATAGCGGAAAGCGTGTTTGACGTGCATTTTCTCTTTAAGCCAATGATCGAACGAAGATAAGTAAAAATTACCGCAATACTGCGACAGATAATTTCCAATCGGGATACCTGTTTCCGGGTCAATATCTTCATCAAGTAACCAGATGTTGCGCATATCCTCGATACTTGCCGTGGATATGCTGTCTATGATCTCATCCAATAGCCAAAGCAATTCAGTGTCTTTGAACAACTTTCTGAACTTTGCCTTTAGGATTGCGTGATTTATGGATGGGTAAAAATGCCGCACATCCAGCTTGAAACAGAATTGACAGTTAGGAACATCTTTCCGCATTGCTTTTTGAACATCATGCAAGGCGGCGTGAATCCCCTTGCCCGGTATCGCTGAATAAGTGGTACTTGTCATGTTCCGCAACAAGTACGGCTCAATGACTTGCAAAATCGCCCATTGACAAATACGATCCGGGAAGTAAGGGAGTTTGAAAATTTCCCGTTCTTTTCCGTTTTCTTTCCTTATGAACTTTTCATAAGGGGATGTGTGATAAGTGTGATTGACAAGCATCTTCTGAAGCTTGATTAAGTATTCTTCAAGGTGCGTGTCAACCTCTTTTACTTCAGCATACCAGCCCTTTCCTTTTCTCGCGTTCCTGTGCGCTTCTTTCAAATTGTCCATTGAGCAAATCTTTTGATAAAGATTTCCGTAACGCTTCATTTATTGAATGTTCCTTTTGTATGCACTTGAAACCGAATCTTCAACCTTTGAAAATTGTTTGAAAGTTAATTTTCAAAGTCTACCAATACAGCTAAAAGTTATTTTTAACTTCCCTTTCGGGCTGACTGTTTTGCCATGTGGCAGGGTATTCAAGAATACAGAGATTATATAGAAACAGCCGGGGCGTTTTGGTTTACCCCGGCTGTATCGTGCATTTACTGACTGCCTGCTGATATTCCGATTGCGATTAGAAGTGGCATTGTTGAGATTCCAATAGAAAGTCCCTGATTTCAGACCATTATTCCATTTACTGCCTAATTTAGTGACCTTTTTCATGGTTTCTTTTCATCTGCCGCTTGTTGCCAATCGTTTGTAAACAACAATACTCCTTGAACCACCCAATTTTACTTGTTAAATGGCCTGTTTATGCGGCCTTTTTGGACGGGATATACACCGACCGCCCGCCGACATCCCGATAGCGATCAGAAGCGGCACTGCTGAGAGTCCAATAGAAAGCCCCCGATCTCAGACCATCATTCCACTGACCGCCCAATCCAGCGACCCGCCAACCAGCGTTATAGTTCCAATAGTAGTCACCGACAGGAACGGCGGTGTTACCGTTGTGTTCGGCGGGAACAAACAGCCAATCGAAGTTTTCAGAGTAGCCAAAGGCGGAAATATAGCCCTCACCGTAGCAGGGGCAAATCCCGGTATCCTGATAGGGTGCGTTCCCGGTATCGTCTGCAAAGCCATGATCTGCAACGTACAGTCTGCCGAACTTACCAGCCGCATCAAAGGGGGTGGGATTCTGGATGTTCATACCGTCAACCCAACCCCAGATATTGCCCCAGAAGTTTTCCTCGCCACGATAGGACACGATCTGAACGCCGTTCGCGTTGGTAACTGCGCCGGAATCGTTACCCAGCGGGGCGGTTGCGCCCGTATACTCTGCCATGTTGGACGAAGTGTCATCCGTCTTAGAAACTGCGCCGTTACCAATAGCGGACTGCATATTGAAAGAAGCGTACTCAACCAGCATGAGCAGTTGAGAAGCGGCCACGGTTGCGGCGTATGCCTGTTCCCAGCCCTTGCCACGATTGTTTGCCAGCTTGCGGGTATTGGCACGGGTCAGATTTTGGGTAAGGCCGGACATGGGCTTGACAGCGGCGATACTGGAAAGCATATCGGCGGAGAAGTCCGCCACCTGTGCATCATCCAGAATGTAAGCACTTGCGGACGAATCCCAAAGCGAACCCTCAAAGGCGGCAAGATAGATATAGTCGTTCTCGTTGCCGTTCTCCATGAAAGCCGGATGCACCTTGAACCCGGTTTCCGGCTCATCACAAATGTAATAGCGAATCTTGCGGGTGTAGTGGCCGTGATTCTCGCCCTCTGTCACGATTTCGGTTTCCAGCGGTACAACCTTGTAATAGAACTTAGGCTGTTCCACCATCACCTGTACGGGAGTGCCAGCGGCATAAGTACCCGCATACTGTCCGCTTTCAATGGTGACGCTCTGCGCCAGCTTGCCAGTAGTGGAGAAAGCACCCTCGCCGTAATAGGCTACAACCTTACCGTCATTCGTGACGTTGCAACGGCGGCGACCGCCAAAGCAATGCACCGAATCAAAGGCGTGTCCGCCAGTCTTGCCAAACGCGCCCGCCAGTCTGGTAAACTTCTTGTTCTTGAAATCCACCTCAACGCCGTAAATGTGGGCATCGGTATAGCCTACGAATGCCTGAAGATCAGCAATCTTTGCTTCCAGTTCCTGAATATCGCCAATCGTGGCAACGGCGGCAGGGTCAACTTTCAGATTCACACTGTCAGCGTTGCCTACGGTGGTAACAAGCTGGATGTATGCGCCGGAAACGGTGATCCCGTTGTAAGGCGGCATATAGCAGTTACCAGAGGTTTCAATAGTGACCGCATACAGGATTTCGCCCGCGTCCGGGTCTTTGGCGTACAGGCCAAGGGCTTTCATGTTGTAACCAGCGGTCAGATCAGTATTGGTGAAAGCCGCTTCCAGCTTGATAGCAACATTGTTCGTGATCGTCTTTTTGGAAATAAGGCTTGTCTGCTTCACGTTGGAAAGGGCGGTGAGGGCTTCCAACTGCGACAGGGTGTAGGTGGTGCTGGACGCGGAAACTTTGGTAAACTCAATGTTACCCACACCCGCGATCATCTTAGCGATCAAAGCCTGTCCTTTCGCCGTAATAACCAGCTTAGAAAATTCTGCCATAGTGATTTTTCCTTTCTGTTTTAGTTCATTTCATTAAATTCAGTGAAAACAACGCCCGCGCCGTTCAAAGCATCGCTGTTTACATTGAACTTTTCGTTGAAATCGTTCGTGATCGTCACCGATACGCTGTTTACCAAACCACCGCCATGAATAGCCGCGCCGCTTATTGTGGTGTTTTCGGTGCTGTCATTCGTAATAAAGAGGTGTTCGGTGCTGATCGGTGCGCCACCAAAGCCCGCTCCACCGTTGACAACGTGGTTTTCCTCGCTGTCGTTGGTGATAAACTGGAAAGCCGCATCAACCGTACCGCCGCCCACTTTTGTATCACCTGTGATAGAGTGACTTTCTTGAAAGTCGTTCGTGATAAAGAAATTTTGCACAAAGCATACGCCGCCACAAATCAGAGCAAAGCCGCTCGCACTGCATGGAATGTTGTTCCGGGAAACAACGATCATGTTGCAAGGGATCATGGTGTCAAGCGTGAAATCCAGTTCTTCAGCCTGTCCGAAAAGTTCAAGGTCTGTGAAAATGGAAATCTTGTAATGATCGTAGTCCTTAACAACAGTGAAATTGTTTTCACCACATAAAGCGATTAGCTTACCCAACAGGGCTTTCAGCGTGTAAGGAATGGTGTTGAACCACCGCGTTTGCACTCTGGAACGGCGGCTTTCAAGGGTATCTTCCTTAGATGGTAAGATGTTCAAAATCTGTTCAAAGCGGCTGATTCCGTATTCATCCGCCGTTGCGATGAACTCATTTTGAAGAACCTGATCCGTTGCGTTCCAGATGATAACAAATTCCGGGTTTTCTGCTTCCAGCGTTGCCCGGTATTCTTGAAACTCTGCCATGATGGGCGGCAGATAAGACACAAGATCGACATTGCGGATCATGCGCTTGCACCCCCAAACATGGGAACTTCATACCGCCCCAAGGTCAAGTTTTCTGCCGTGCCGTTGATCCGTGTGTTGTCAATATCCACAATGCCCTTGATACTCAAAAGCCTTGTTTCGATCTGACTTACACGCACCACAAGGAACGCCGTATCAGCCCACGATTTGCGCAACTCTAACAGGTAATCAGAAATTGCCGTGTTGACGGAGTTTTGCAGATTAGACCAGCTATAACCGCTATCAAACGTCAGCGTGGTTTTCACTTGCACTTGTACGGCATCCGCGCTTTTGACCGAAACAACGTGACCAATAGGGGCTAAACCGTATCCATCACCCGCGTTTTCGGGCGGGTCAATGGTGTTCTGGACGGTTTCAAGTAGAGTGCTTGATGCAATGCCATAGTCAGAGTTAAGGATTGTGAGAAGCACCGTTCCGCCCGTGGTGAGCTTCTTTTCCGCCGCCGCTGTGTAAACAGTTCGCAACCAGTCCGCCGCATCCCCGGAAAGGGTGTTAATGGTGGATTCATACCACGATTTCACCTTGACAGATGGGATCATGGACGCGGGGGAAATATCGCTGTTCCATACCCGCGTTACCTTAGTGCTACCAACGCCGGGAATGCTGTTGGTTTTAGTAAGATAATCTTGCACGTTGCCGCCGAACGCTTTTTCGTTGAAAGAATCGAAGTACCGCTTGCGCAAGGCTTCAGTATCTTCTTCATCCTCTCCGGGGATCAGAACGCCCGTAAGTTCGGCAGTTTCCAAACCCTCAATGTATTCAATCGGGATCATTGTTCCCAACTGTTGGTTGCCAACAATGCCGGGGGTCTCGCACTCAACCTTATATTCACCGTCCGCGATTTGTTCAACAACTTTGAAATTGAGTGAACTAATATTGAATCGCTTTCCAGTAACGTCAATATTTTTCGGGGTGAACTCGCCTTTTAAGATTGCGTGGGTTGCCTCGTCCGGGGCAATACCGCGTTCTTTGCAACGGCGGATCAGAAACTCACGGCTTGCCGTGTCGCCGTATGCTTCACGCAAAATCGTGTCAAGTTCGATATACAAAAGCTGAAATTCAAACGCCGTAGGGGAATGGGTGTCCCACAAAATAGAACCCTCGCGTTTGTCGAACTTGTCAGATACTCGTTTGAGCATCCGATCAAGAATTACTTCATGGGTTTCGCCCTCATACATCAAAAATTCACCTCTCTTTCTGCTTGAACATCTCCAAAGATGGTATGGGCGGTAAAGGCGCAATGCACCACGCCTTTTTTGGACGTGTCAAAATCGAAGTCCGAAACGCTTGTGATCCGATCATCACAAGTGAGAGCTTCCGTGATTCTGCGCTCCAATTCCGGGCATACCCATGCAACAGGCTGTCCGTACAGATCAAGCGTTTCAATACCATAATTCCACGAATAGATAACGTATTGATAGCGTTCGGTTTGCAGAATCTTGAAAATGGCTTGCCGCATTGCTTCTTGACCGTCCGTGTACCCACGAATCATCTTGTTGTCAAGTTGCATTAGGTGGGTGTAGGTAGGCTGTTGGGTGATCTCAAAATCCTTATCCAGAAATCCAGTAGTTGACGGAATCATTATACCCACTCACCTTTCACCTCTGGAATTGACTTGATACGGTCAATCACAATGTACTTCTGTCCGCCTTGCTCCCGGATCAGCAAAATAGCGTCACCCTTTTTCAGAGCGTTATAGACTTTCATTTTCTTCTTGTTTTTGACCTCGTATTGCAAAGTAACAGGTTGAGTTTGACCGTGTACACCTGTATGACTGTGCTGTAACTTTTCAGTTTTCAACGAAAATTCAACATCGCATTCATAGTCGGTAACAGTCCGGCACAGCACAAGCTGTTCTTCTTCCAAAACCAGCTTTTGATCTACTTGAATTTTCAAGGGTGAATCGCTTGTGACCTCGCCATAACAAACTTGTGTAGGCTTTGAAGCGTTAAGCATATCTTTTGCCGCTCGCTTCATTTCCTTTTGAAGTGCAGTATAATCAGGCAATAAATTCACCCCCTCGAAGCGTTAGGGTCATAGAATGTTCATCCAGCTTAAAAGTGTGGGTTGCCTTTTCCACAAGCATGAAGTTTTTCACTTTCATATCTCCCAAATCCAGATTTACAATAATCATGCTCCCTGCTCTTACTCTAGGATCACCAAAGGCGTTCTGAATCTTCAAGTTTCGGGTCTTTTGATTGTATAACTTCAAAAGTGCGTCCGCTTTCGATTGTCCGTTTTCGCCTTTAGATAAGGTATCGTAATACTGCAAAACGCCCCATTCGTTGATGTGTCCGCTGTCCTGCGCAATGTAAACATCCCGCTTGCCAGTGGATTCATTTTCATAGGTCAGCTTAATTTTGTTATAGGTGCTGTTGTCAATGCTCGCCGTATATTCAAAATTTTCGCCCGTCACTTCATCAATCATAAAATATGCGCCTTGTTCACCAACGCGCATATCAGAAAGATTTTTGAGGGTCAGCTTTCCAAAATCATCATACAGAACGAACATCTGCTTTGTGTTCTGCATGGTGAGATCAAGAGCGTTTTCGATCATCTCAAAGAGTGAAGTGTTATCTTCAACCCTTGAGGGGATTTTATAGCCCGTATCCGCGATACTTCCCAAATTCAAGTTGAAGTCTGCACCGACCATTTTTATAAAGTCAGATGCAGTTTTGTTTTTATAAACGTAAGTATCCTTATTTTTCAGATACCGTAACTGATCGTAGGCGGTGATCTTGACAAGTTCATCCTTACTCCCTTTCTGTGTAAAGGCAAAGCCAAAGAAAACGGGCTTGCCGTCCACCTTTAAGCGGACAGGCGAACCCTCGGTAAACTTGATGATCTCATCCCGTACAATGGTAAATTCCAGCTTGCCGGGGTTGCTTCTACGTTCCGTAGTCCATGTGATACCCTCTTGAACAGCGGGGAAATAGTTCTGCCCGCTTTTCGGATCAGTAATCATAAATTCTACGTTCATAAAAGCACCCCCTTTAGCTAGATTCCGGCAAAGTCAGGACTTGACCGGGTTTGATTAAGTTCGGATTGCCGCCGATAACGGACTTGTTGGCGTTGTAAATATCCGTATACTTGCTACTGCTACCGTAATACTTCTTTGCAATAGCACAAAGAGAATCGCCGGATTTCACAGTGTAAGTCTGTCCAGCGGTAGGCGTGGGGGCGGTTTCTGCCGACCTCGTAGCCTGTACCGTGGCTGTGATCGTGGAATCATCGTTTTTTTGAATATTTACAAGTTTCGTTCTGTAATCTCGCCATTGCTTCAGACTGATTTTCACCGTTAAATCTAAGCCCTGTCCGGCATCCTCAACGATGGTATAATCTTCAAGTGTCACTTTGAGATTAGTAGAGAACAAAATCCGTCCGTTCGGCTTCATCCGAACAACGATGAACTGAAACGGTTTCTTACTTGTTTTCAGGCGTTCAAAGTAGGCAAGAAAGAAACTTGCTCCCAAAAAGCCCGACTTATACAGAGCAAACGGATAGTTGGTTTGCGGGATCATGCACTCAAATTCAACATCGGTCAACTCTGCTTTCTTTAACAGGTTGACTTGCCCCTCATCAATCAGGGTGATTGTTTTGTTGGCGTTGTTGATTTTCGTGGTAATCTTGCTAGGGGTGACGGGCAGTAAGCAATACTTTAGGAAAACCATATAGCCATTACTCATTACTCATGCACCCCCTCTGCGGCTGTGTCGATTGCTTCCGCTAAGCCCTCTGCCATAGCAGAAATAACACCGTCCAAATCCATACCGTTAGAGATGTTATTATTCATGCCAGACATATCAATTTTCACTTCAGCAGTCGTGAAACGGTTTATTACTTCCTGTTCGGCAATATCTCTCAAATACCTCAATTCATCTTCTGAAACATTCAGAGAATTTTTAATTGCCCCGGTGTTTCCGGCAATATCTTTCACACCGTCACCAATGCCCGCTGTATAATCGCTAAGATCAATAGAGGGTGCAACGGAATCCATGTTGAAAGTTTTGTTGAAAAAGTCGGAAATTCCACCGACAACGCCATCTCCAAAATCTGCACCCATGCTGAACGCATCCCCATAGGAAATGCGATCCATAGTGTAATCAGACGGATCAAGCGTTTTCGGCTTGTCGCTCCCGGCGTTCTCAACAGTGGTGTTAATTTGGGCTTGAATCTTATCTTGAAATCCTTGAACCGCGCTTTGCAAATCAGAACCAAAGATAGTATCAAGAATGCCCGCCGCCGAAGATACGATAGACACGATGAAGTTAAACAGCGACAGGAACATAACTTCAATCGCGGCGATGGGATCATTGAAGATCAGACCGAAAGCCGCCGCAAAATTGGCAAGCATATTCCAAAAACTCACGCCCAGCGTGATAACGCTGTTTATCAGGGAAATAATGGTATTCAGGATGAACGCACCGCCTACGGCGATAACACCCGTGATAATACCAACGCCGGACTGTGTAACGCCCGTTACCTGTGCGATTGCGTTTGTAACCGCCAAAAGCACGGCTATAAGGGCGATAACGCCCATGACAATCCATGTGATAGGACAAGCCAGCAACGCACCGTTTAAGCCGTTCTGTGCCGCGATTTCTGCGGCTGTGGCGGCTGTCAGCGTACCAGTTGCCGCCGCGTGTATCATCATTACCGCCGCCGTTGCAAGGTGAATACCGTTGCCGATCATGTCAACAGCGTTCACCGCCAGCCGCGAACCGTAATAGGCCATCAATGCCGCTGTTACGCCGCCAATGATCGGGGAAATCCACGACCAGTTGTTAGCTACCACATAGGCAACATTCACTAAAAAGTTAAGAATCTCAAGGGAAACGCTTGCAACAGCAGAAAGCCCACCAATGGCGTTATTCACAAACTGCTGAAAAGCGTCGCTATTCGCAATTTCGTTCAATCTGTTCAAAACAGGCTGAAACGACATTAAAGCAGTGTTTTGGGACGAAGCCCAAATTTGCGCGAATGTTTGCGGCATAGATTCAAACTTGCTGTTAATATCATCTGCGGCGGAAAAGATAGCCGCCTTTACGACATTAGCAGAAAGTTTTCCGTCTGCCGCCATTTCACGAATTTGGCCAATGGGAACATCCAAATAGTCCGCGATGTTCTGAATCAAGTTGGGGGCTTGTTCAAAAATACTGTTCAGCTCATCGCCGCGAAGAACGCCAGAACCAAGTGCTTGTGATAACTGCAATTCCGCATTTGCGGCTTCTTGCGTGGATGCACCCGCAATGGTCATTTGTTTCTGAATCAGATCGGCAAAAGCAACAACCTCTTCCGAACTACCAAACGCATCTCTTGCGTTGTTGCCAAAGCGGGCAACAACGTCAGCCATTTGGTCAAAAGAACCTCTAGCATCCTGCGCCGCCACATACACCATGTTAATAAGTTCAGAAGTTGTCTGAACTCCATCATTCATCATGCTTAAACGGGCGGTTGTTGAAGTCAGCGTATCGGACAGGTCAAATACCGCCCCAACGGTCTGAACCGTGGCATAGGTTGCAACGGCACTCTTAATCGTATTCATCAGGTTATCGGCGTTTGCCGTACCCTCATTGATTTTCTGATTAAAACGCCCCTGTTCGTCCACGTTGTCACGGATATAGCGTTCTGTGCCGCTCACGGTTTGCGATAACCGCAAGTAAGCATCATTCGCCGCCTGTACGTCCATGTTGTCAACGGCACTGTTAAGGGCTTGCTGTGCCTGTACAGCTTGATCCAACTGCCCCCGCAACTGTTCCAACTCCGAATTAGCGGCGTTAGTACCCATGTTTAAGGGGTTGCTCTCAATCTGCACGATACGATCTTGAATCGCCTGTAAGCGGCTTTGCATACCGCTTAGATCAGTAACCGCATTTGCGGGGAACAAGTCAACGCTTGCCGCCGTTTCTGCGATCTTCTGCTGAGTGCTGTTCAATGCGACAAGCATTGTATTAGCACTCTCTATTTCCTGCTGGAAACGCTCTATGCCCGTGTTATCAAACACGTTCATATTGTCAGCTTGCCAGTTGAACGGAACATTTACCGGGGCTTGTGTAGGCTCAACCTGTGGGGCATCCTGTACGGTGGGCGTTGCGCTGTACACCTGTGATGGAACATTGCCCATCAAGTCATTAAGCCGCTCCTGCCGCTCAATTACGTTGTCAATCGCGCTTGACAGACTGCCCAACTGCAACTGTGCAACGGACGAATCAAGATCAAACGGGTTTGTTTTTAAGTAATCAAGCGCGGTCTGCATTTGGCCTAATTCTCGGTTGATCCCGGTGATCTCTGCCGCCGAATCCCCCGGCATAACGAACAGGTTTCGACCCACGTTGTTAATTGCGTTCTGATAGTTCAAAATGTTGTTCAATCTGGTTGAAATATCTTGAATCTGCTTTTCAGATTCAGACACGCCAGAAAGTTCAACAGGTACGTTGATACCATCGGGAACGTCAATTTGCGGCTGTTCCGTAATTTCAGCACTCACGGGAACTTCAATCCCAGTGGGTACGTCAATTCGGGGTTGCTCTACAACTTCCGCCGTTACAGGTACGTTGATACCATCGGGAACGTCAATTTGCGGCTGACTTTCCACAACGGGAATCACCGGGACTGTAATGTTTGGAGTTGCACCCCCCAAATCTGGTAAGGTGGTGTCCACATCTCCAAAGGAAAAAGAGGGTGCTTCAATGGCTTGCATCGTATTTTCAAAAGACTGCATTGCCGCCGTAGCCCGGTTAATACCGCTCATATCTACGCCCGCATTCATCGCGGATTGTACGTTTTCAATAGCGATAGTACCAGCATTTGCGGCGTTGACAATATCCATCATAGGATCAGAAAAATTGTCATACAGTTCGATTGAAGTCTTGATAGAAGCCATTTAATCACCGTCCTTTCCGGCTTGCTTTCCTCTCAAGTTCTTTTTTCTGCCTTGCATCATCTTCTTGTTTGATCTTGATAGACGCGATCACGAACGCTTTTTCCCGTTCGTCCATTTCAAGAAATTGGGATGGTAAGATGTGCAATTTTAAGAGGGCATAGAAAGCAAAACTTGCTTCCCAGTCACCCTCTTCAATTAGTTTTTTGCTTCATCCACCAAATCGTTGAAAGAGGTGTTGAAGCCCTGAAGATTCTGGACAAAGGCAACCAGAGCGTTGTACTCGCCCGGATCGTCCACCATTGCCATCAGCAGATCATCCGGCTTTTTCACGCCGTAGCTGTTCTGAAGTTCGACATTGTACAGATCGGGGGTGACGATGGACTTGATAAGCAGTTCCTTAGTGTACTTGCTACCGTCCACATGGGGGCGGTACAGGTTAGGCTTACCAGTGACGGGAATTTCTTTGGTGCAATCCTCGCGGATTTCATCATTTTCCTTAGAGGTGATATGCCGGAACTCCCAATCAAGGGGCTTGCCGTTGGCATCGCACAGAGAAGCGGTAACAGGGTGGAAAACATTTTCCTTAACCTTTTTGTTCGCTTTCATAAAATAGGAAAAATTAGACATTTTCTGTACCTCTCATTCTTTACAAAGAAAAGCCCCCGAATGGGTGCATTTCCACATCCGGGGGCAACGATCTTAGTTAGTGGCGAAACCGTCCAGTTCGGTGAAATCTTCCGGGATGGAATAATCATCGAACGTGCCGGAAATATCCTCATCCAGATACTCCGAATCGGCATCGAACTTAGCCAGCGTGCCGCCATCGGTCAGACAGTCGTAGAAAACAACAGTCTGACGCTGTGCCGCACTCGCCGGGTCATCGTTCGTGACCTGAATTTCAAAATAGGTGTCCTCGCCCGTGCGCTTGAAATCCGCCAGACATTCACGCATTACGGACTGATTGTAATGCGCCTTGCCGGAGTAGGTGCCTTCCTGTGCAACGGACTTGTGGCCGATCATAATAGTGCCAAGGCGGGGAACTTTGGATTTGGTCTTGTCGATCTTTGCTTCAAAGTTGATGATCTGCATGAAGTTATAGCGGCGATCACCAATGGTGACAAAGCATTCCGCCAGACGCGCGGAAATCGCGTCCTTAGACTTCATAAAAACATTCGTAGGCTGTGCCATACTGCATTAACCCCCTTTCTTTAGGACACGCAAACGGACATATACAGCTTGCCCATTGCGTTGATAACAGAGATTGCGCCAGAAGTCACAACGGACTTTTTGGTGTCGCCCTGTGCAACCGTAATATCGGAATCCTTGAAATCCTCGATAGCACGGATTTTCTGAAGTTCGTTGTGAAGCTTCACAAGGTCAGCCCAAAAAGAGGTACGACCCGCCGCATCGTTAGGAACTGCGCCCAGATACTTAGTCGCAAACAGAACGGCGGTATCATTGGCGATCTGATCGATCACGCGGATAGTCTGGTTATCCTTGAAAACATCACCGCAAGTATCAGTGGTAGATACCATAGTGTTAATATCATCAAGGACGCGGGGAACGCCGTTGACGTTGTGGAAAGTGAACTCACCCGCCTTGATAGCCTTTTCAAGTTCTGCCTGTGTATAGTTCAGATCGGGGGTGAACTCACCATCATAGATCACGTTCTGGTTCGACTTGTTGACCTCACAGCCGCCAGCCGCGCCAGTGACCCAGTAAACAAGGCTTGCTTCATCTGCGCCATCGTCCAGCACCTTGTTTTTGACGCTGATCGTACCCATGTAGTCCGCTTCCTTGTACTGATACAGGACAAGCTGGAACTTCTTACCGACCTCATCGCGCATACGCTTGTTGAACGATGCAAACAGCCCCTTAGTTGCCTTGTCAGTAGTGACAACGCCCATAGAGTTGAACGCATACGGCTCAATCTTATCAAGATAGGTCTGGTATGCGTCACTCGTACCCGCGCCATTCTCGCCGCCAGTGAGCGGAGTAGAAGCGGTAACGGCAAGCGTAGCATCCTTTTTGAAAGAAACATAGTCGTTGTCAGTCAGTGCGCTTACCTTGTCCACGGTCTGCGCATCCACCTTAGACAGTCCCATATAGGTGGACACGTCAAACAGAGAATCGTTATCCGCGTTCTTCTGGATCACGATCTTCAGATCATTGCCGCGCGTACCGCTGTACTTTGCCGTAGCAAAGGTGTTGCTTGCTTTCTTGCCGCCGCCGTTCAGACGATAGGCGTACAGGGTCTTTGCTTTCTTGAAAAGATCACGCAAGCCTTTCATCTTATCATCGGTGTAGGCGTAGCCGAACAGCTTCATAGTGGACTTCTGGAAATCACCGTTAGTGACTTCAAAAACGCCGCTTTCATTGCCCCAGTCCAGCATAAGGGGCATGGTAACAGTGCCACGATCAGACAGCGTAGCGGATGCAGATGCAAGCGATACGAAGTTGATGTAAGCACCGGGCAGAATCTTGTTCTGCGTTACGAAAGTACCGCCGCCAAGTGCCATTTTACTCACCTTTCCTTTCTTTAGATAGGTTTCTTATAGTATTCTTTGATAAGATCATCCACCTGTTCAATGGTGTAAGTCTTATCATCCTCCAACAGCGCGTTAAGCAGATCACGCCGATTGAACCAGCGATCCGCTTTCACAAGCTGTTCTTTGGTAAATGCGGGCGGCTGTTCAGCCGCTTTAGCAGTCGTGTTTTTAACCGCCATCGTTCACATCTCCTTTGATCTCCAATGTTTCCATCGGCTCACAGTCGTATTTCTTAACCATGAAGCAATCATAATTTGTGAAAAAATTCAACACGTTATCAACGATTTTGTGTTCCATCTTGTCAGCTCGCATCAAATCCCCGTCAACCGTGATAGTTTCCAAACAGCTACACAGCCGTTCGGCTGTATCGTTGCACTCTGCTTTTGCCCGATCCCGATTAGCGGGAAAGAACTGGATGCAGAACTGTTGCCGCCTAAAATATCTGCGATCACGGAAAAGGTTGTGCGTAGGCTCTAGGGTGGAAATAAAAAAACAAGGCTCTTTCAAGCCTTGTTCCTGTTCTTCCGTGTAAGTCGTGTAATCATCGCCAAATTCAGCATTTAAGGCAATGCTGATAGCTTCAATAATTGAATTTATCATTTGATGCACTCCCCTAAAAACTGCTTAATCTTTGCTTCAAGGACTTGCGGGGCTATCGTCTGTATTTCCTGTTCGGATATGGTGAGCATGAATTGACCTTGCACCCAACCTGTATGATTAGCTGTTCGGTGTCCATACTCCACATAGGAAGCATACTCAACGGGATTCACAATATCAATCGTCAAGAGGTTTCCTTTATGATTGATCTGCAACGAATCAGCGTAGGCTTTGGCATCGCCCCGGCCTTTACCGCTTGCCGCTTCTTCATGCGTTGCTGAAGTCCAGCCCCGGCGCAACGTGCCGCCCATCTTTCCAGAGGGGTTTACACGTTTGGTGTAGGTGTCGCCTGCCTTGTGGTGTTTGGAATCCTTTTTAGCAACCACCGTTATTTCTTTAGAGTAGTCGCCTACGGGTGTTCGCTTGATAACTTTGGCAAGTAGTCGGGCGGCTAATTCTTTCGCACAGGCAGAAATGAACGATTCAACATCTTTTTGTTCAATCTTGTTCAATTCCTGTTGAAGTTTTTTCAAATCCCCGGCTGAAACCTTTCCCATTCGTGCCATCAAGCCCACCGCTCAAACAGTGTGAGAATGATTTCTTGATGGGTGGGATATACAGCAGGAACGCCGCTTGCGGAATAGGCGTTTTTTACTCCGTCTTGCTCCACAATGATCTTTGATCCTGCTTTGATTTCCACATTCGGGGGGAGAAATAGCTTTGTACCTTGCGTAAGACTTGCCGCCGTTTCGGTTTGTGCTGTGGCATCCAGCTTTTCAAAGGACAGCTTACAGGGCTGATTTTCGATTACGGTTACTTCTGATTTATGGGTGATTTTGGTTTGCTCATCCCTTACATCCCGGCGTTCCACAACGGAACAAAGCCCGGTATAGTAAGTTTTTTCGATTGCCTTTCGTGCCGCTTTTCGGGCGGCTTCAAGTGCGCTTACCATCGAATCCGCCTATAACAAGCAAACTCGCCTTTCCCATAAGTCAGAAGATAACTAATAAAGGCCGTTAGCCGCTGTTCAGCGGTTTGTGACCCCTCTCCCGTGGCAAATACAGTATTGGTATCACCCGTCTGTATCTGCTTCACAGCATAATCTAAATCAAGCCCTGCAATGCTATCCGGCGAAAAAGTTTTCTTTGCCGTTAAAAACTCGCCTACTGCCATATCAACCGCGATGCAAACCAGCCCGTCCGGGATAGAGGACACGTTGCAATCATTCTTGATAGAACTTTCCACTTTTTGAATACAAAAGTTCAAAATGGTTTCATCCCCATCTTTAATTTCATACCCAAAAGACTGCAACCGCGCTTTTACCATATCCAGCACTGGAAACACCGCCTTACTTAGCCACGGGAAATGATACGGGCGATGGGAACGGCCTTGTGATTGATGGTATCAGTGCCGTTGCTCACCAGAGACCAGTTCTTGCCGTTTTCCAGTTCCGCGTTGGTGGGGCTGTTCGTAGTCTGCACCGCCTTGAGGTAAGAGATACCAGCGACAGAAACGGCGTTACGCTTACGGGAAATCAGCGTATCCTCGCCGCCACGGGTCTTTGCATCGCGCACCATCTCATAGGGGACTTTTGCGCCAACGGATTCAAAGCCGATTGCGCCCTCGCCCAGAACATAAGTGGTGTACAGGGTAACGTCACCGCCAGTTGCGCCCACGTTCTTAACCTCGGCGGGCATGGAATCGTCAATCAGAACAAGACGACCATTCCAAGTACCCATGCCCAGATCACGCTCCACGCCCTCACTGTCGGTGTACTTCAGATAGCCCAGCAACTTCATGTTCTCAAGGTTAGTTGCAACGGTGGAGTGGCAGATCACAAGGCTAAACTTGCTCTTGTTGTCGCCGCAAGCCTGCTGAATAGCACTGTTGAGGGTGGTTGCACTCACCATCATATCATCGGTGGTCTTTGCATCCGTGGTGGGGGCGGAAATATCGTAGGTGTGGGCGGACACAAAGGCGGCGTTAGCGGTCTTAATGTTGCCCGTGCCAGTGGTGGACATAGAGAAAATGCCCTTGAGGATAGCAAGGATAGTGTCCTGATCCCGATCATTCCAATAGCGGTTGATCTGGTTTCGGACGTTCGCCATGAAGTCCACGCCGCCAGTCACATCATAGGAGAAATCGGCTTCAGTCCAGCCCATCATACGGCCATAGGTGAAAACACCCTGTTCAAAGGTATCAGTCTTTTCGGGGGTGAGGTTAGACACACCATCGTAGTTCTGCGCATCACCGCCGATCAGACCGAAATAAGGCAAGACGGCGTACACAGTGCCAGTCTGTCCGTTGTTGACGAAAGTTTCACGAAGTCGCTGATCTGCGACAATCGCGCGGCTCTCACGAAGTTTGTTCAGCTTCACGTTGGGAATGGCGTTCATGTAAACACCAAAAGCCCGCTCGTTGAAACTTTTTGCATCGAATTTGCTCATTTGTGTTCAATCCTTTCTTTGAATTTTTGAACTCTGTTGTTAGGTTGCCGCATCCGGGTTAGCTTCAATGTAAGCGGTCAGCTCTTCAAGGCTCATCTTAGACATATCCACCTTAGTACCGGGCTTCACATCATCCGACTTGCCGGGATTGAAACCCCTGATACCCTTGTTTGCGGGCTGTTTGGCGTTGAACAGGTAAGAATCCGACTTCTGAACAGCAGAAATCTGTTCATCCCAGCCCGACAGCTTGCCATCCTCACCCAGCTTGACCTTAGACATATCAAGCAGGGCTTTAACGGCCTTGCTGTTCTTAGCACCCGCCGCCGTAAGCGCGGTATCAACCGCATTGTCCAGCTTCAACTGTGCCATCTCAGCGGCGTGGGCTTTAGCCTGTTCGGTGTTTTTCTTCTGAAGTTCCTCGATCTGTGCTTTCAGTTCGGCGTTATCGCCGCTGGACTTCTTCAGATCGTTCAACTGCTTGTCACGGTCAGAAACGGACTGTTTCAGCGTCTTGTTTTCCTCGTTGACCTCGTTAAAACGGGTCTTAGTCACAAAGTCACCGTCCAGCCCGGCCATAACCTTTTTAACCTGTTCATCGGTCAGACCCCAACTAATCAAGTCCTCACGTTTCATTGTTCATACCAGCCTTTCCGTTGTTTACCGTGGGTAACGAACCACGAATTTGATCTTGTTCTTTACCGTCTGCAATACGAAAAAGACGATTCACTATTTAACCCATAGTTGGGAGATAGGTTTGGATCACCGCCTTTCTACTTGCCGACAAACGGACACGCCATGATCTCACCTCCCTTAAAATGGCATGAAAAAAGCACCCTTGAAAGATAACTTTCAAAAGTGCTTAGTTAGCGATATGCGGTTTTAGCGATCTTTGAAGAAGTCCGCCCATTCGGGGTTTTCTTTATCAAAAATCTGTTTCTGTTCCGGGGTTAGAGCTTTGGGGTAGTCAGCGAACATATTGAACACGGTCTTTTTGTCGAAACTAAAAAGCCATTCGCCCACACCGTCCGGCGTGTCTTTCCACCAAATAACGTCCGTAGGATTGTTCTTATACCAGTTATCGAACATCACCCAACGCCCCCTTTCTCTGTTTATCAACTGCCGTATTGATATAACCTAGCAACTGTTCAAATTCTTCATTATCTTTGAACGAATCAACATCCATTAGAATCACAGTCCGTTCCCAAACATAACCAAACGACTTATCAACCGTCTTTCGGCATCCAAACCGCTTGTTAAGGGTTGTTGCCATCGAACCATAGCGTTCAAAGGGTATCCAACCGTTTTGATACTTAGATTGCAGTTCCAGATATTGATAACCAGTGTCCAGCTTTCGGACAATGGCGGCGTGTTTGCCTGTTGCAAGATAATATTCTTTGTTCAGTTCAAGATTTTTCAATACGTCAATCGTGCCTTGAACTTCTTTTTTAACTTTGGTGATCGAACCCTCAACACCGGGAAGTTCCAGCATCTTCATAATGTTCTTGTTCATGGAGAATACCCGGCGACTGCCACCATCTCTGAAATCAAGAACATCAAGTCCGTTTTTGTTGCCAATATAAGCGAACGCTAGAGAAGAACAAGAACCCTGTGTCATATCACCGCCCGCCAGACGTTCAATGATCTCATCGGACGTTAGCTGTTTGGGAAGTGCTTGAACGGCTCTATGCTCTACGTTCTCTGTGGTGCAAGCCTGTTCAATGAACTTTGCGGCTTCACTCTGTTCTTTCGGCTTAATTGTACCACGTTTTTCCGTCCTTGAGAAGTGGTTTTTCTGAACTTCAGCAAACCCGCTCTTATCACCGTCTACAAAAGCCTTTTTCCATTCGGAATAGGTTACATCGTCCGGCACATAGTAGGTTTTCCCATCCGCTCCACGCGCCGCCCGTTCCCCTGCATCGAAGTTATCTTTGAAGTGGGGGGCGGTAGTGGAACGGCAATAGACGTGGAACGGCGGGGCGGTAACACCCGGCTTGTAATCGCTCATCTTGAACACTTTGCCATCCAAAGAACGGCAAATATCGGAAGTATGAGAATCCAGCGTTGCCACAATCTCATATTCTTCAACGTCCAGATCATTGAAACAATCCTTTTGCGCCGCGCTACTGAAATAGGCTTGCTCTGTCATTACCAGCCGCCCGGCATTGCTCTTAGATGTTCCCATCTTCTTTGCAAGGGAATCAATAGCCTTTTGCGGATCAGCACCCGTTAGCAGATTCTTTGAAAGTTCGTTGTGAACCTCACCGATCAGCTTTGTTTTGCTGTTCCAAATGCGGGTTGAAAAGTTGTAGCCATCCACAGCCCACGGCTTAGACAGCACCTTTTCGATTTGCGCTTGATCCAGTCCGGCAATATCCCAGCCCAGCCCAAAGCCCTGTTGCACGGCGTAAACCGTGTGATAATACCCGCTTGCGTAAACATCGGATAACGCTTTTTTCATCGTTCCCATCTGCTGTGCAAACATGGTTTCAAGGCTGTTCTGTGTCTGGATTTGCAGGGCTTCAAGGCGGGAAATATGGAACTTAGAAGAAGCGTTTTCAAGTTCCTGCATCCATGCGCCGTTTATGGCGTTTTCCTTGCCGTACTTGATGTACTCTTTCACATCCCACTTAAATTCCGCCAAATCCTGCCCTTTGAGCCATTGTTTAGCCTGTGCAAGAGAAATACCGTTACTGTCAGCGAAACGCTGATACCACCGCGCTAATTGGGCTTCTAACTCATTCTGCGCGGCTTTGTACTGCTTTTCGATTTCCAGATAAGCCCCCGCGCCTTTTCGGTTTTGGGCGGCTTCTAGCTGTGTGAAACGCTGTTTCCAGTATTCCGCATTAGTCATTGTTCACATCACCGCCCTGCCGTTGCTGTGGGGGTGCGAACGGATCATATTGCTGTTGTGCAATATGATCTTGTTCTTTCTGTTTCTGATCTTCCAACCGCTTCATTTCGGCGGCGGGATCGTCAACCCAAGGATGATTTGCCACAATAGTTTCATCCGACAGAATACCAACGCTATCTTTGCAGTTCTGGATCACTTCACCCTCATTGATGAGGACATCCCGGTTAAAGATGATTGTTACATCCTCGCCGCTAAAATCGCCCATGCCGGAGTTAGCAAAATGGGTGTTGATGAACCAAAGCAGTTCCTCGAATGCGGCTTGCAACTCACTTTCCATATCGTTAGCGTCAAGATCAACGTCCGAATACATGGATTGAATGTTCATCTGGTTAGGATTGCCATTCAGCCTATCATCTTTCGCGTCATAGCCCATACCGTTTTCGATAATGGCTTTTTTCAGCAGTTCGATAATGACTTTGTAATTCTCTGAATTGACTTGAATTTCAAGCGTTTCAACCCCACCGTCCGCACCGTCAACCGTGCGCACCTTTACAACGCCGAACGTAGACAAGTTTTTGCGGAACTCGCCCAAGTTCGTGCCATCGTAATTTTTCAGCACAAGCACAGTGTTTCGGGGATCTTCCTGCATACCGTTTTCAAAGTCCGACAACATGACGTTTAGCGCGTCCTGCAAGGTCTTTACTTTCTTCAGCAGGGGGATTTCACAATCATTGTACTTGATGGGGATGAGCGGTACACGTTCCCAGTTCAGGGGAATAGTGTTGCCGTTTTCGTCCATCATGCTTGCATACGGGGCAGTGTTGCTGTCCGCTCCCTCTAAGTCGGGGATCAGTGCGCCGCCGTCCAGAACGAAGCGGTGAACGCCCTCTAAGTCGTAGATTTCGACCTTTTCAATGACAGTCGGTGTAGTGCCTTGATAGCCGATCACCAGATACAGGCGCACAGCGGCTTCAAGCTGTGTGTGTTCCGTGTCTTTCCAGAACGGCAGGATTTCATAACCGGGGAACGTCCTAAAGGCAAGTTCTCCCGTTTCAGTGTAATAAGGGTATAGCCAGCTGATACCGCACTCAAGAGCAAGTTTTCCGGCGTTCTTCAGGGTTTTCATAAACTTCTTGTTGAACACGTCTTTTAACAGTTCAACGTACTGTTCATTCTCTCCATCAACAACAAAGGGTTTGCCCAGCAGATAGTTAGCTTTTTGATTAACCAGCTTTGCAAACTGATTATCTATCAGGCGGTTGTTTGGCACGTTGTCTACGTCAACCAGCTTCCCATCTTCACCGATCATCTGACGCTTGCGGTGTAAAATATCGTGATCGTTGTCGTAGTACAAGTGACCCTTGATCTGCATAACGCGCTGTGGGCTACCTTTCCACTTTTCGATCTCACGTTCCAAAAACTGCTTGTCGGAAATCTGCGCACCCTGCAAAATCAGGTTTGAAACTTTGAACATCATTGAATCTACAAAACTCACGTTGTTCACCCCCTTTCCAGTTAATCAAAGCTGAATGTATCAGGCATAAGCACTTTGGTAACGGCGTACCGCATCGAATCCATACCGTGCGAAAATTCGTGATCCGGCTTGTCCGTGGGTTTTCCGTCTGTGCCTTTCGCCCAACAATAGTTATCTATCTCTTTTTTGAACTCTACGCACCGGGGATGCACCACGATTTGATAGTTTTGAATCAACTGTATGCCGTGGTTCACGCTGTCCTTACCCTTTCGGGAAGATTCAGCCCTTAACCCCTCATCTTGCAACTCTGCAATGGATTTCGGTTCAGCAGAATCACAGATCAGGCGTTGACCACCATACCCCATGCGCTTGATTTGTTCGGCTATGATTTTGTTCGTGACCCCTGTTTTATACCACTCATCAAAAACATAGATTTTCATAGCGGTGTTGTCCACCATGCAAGCGGTAAAAGCGTTAGGATCAGTAAAGCCAAAGTCAAGGCCGAATGCGGATTTGATACCGGGAATAGCCCGGATTTGGTCAACATCGAAGTCCTCAACAATGACGTTGGTGTAAATCAGACCATCCGCAATGCCCCAATCCCCTGCGCCCTCAATGCGATAGCGGCGGGGATTGTTTTCTTTCATTTTCAAGAAAATGTTGCGGTCTGCATCATCAAGCCATTCGTTACACTCCCATGTTGTAGTTTTGGTAAACACTGTATCATCCGGCGTATCGAAAAACCGGGGCTTCAGCCAGCTTGTTGCACTCCACGGATTGAACGTAAGTGTAAGCTGTTTGAAGTACCCCGGCGGAACTTCACCACGGATTGACATATCTAGCTTGTTGAAATCGTCCTCATTGCTGATCTCATAGGCTTCTTCTATCCATACCCAACAAAGAACGCCCTTATCAACGGAAATAGAGGTGATTTTTAAGCCATCATCCAGACCGCGAAAAAGAATCTTCTGCCCGGTTGAACGCCGGGTGATCTGCATAGGTGACACGGTGCAATCAAAATACGCATCCACTCCCAGTTTATGAATAGCCCATTTCAAATCCGAAAACACGGAATCGCGCAAGGTGTTTGAAAACCGCCGAACACAAAGGCCGTTGCTCTCTGGATATTGAAATATGCGATGAATCATGTTCAGGGCGGTTGTTTTACTCTTTTTCGATCCACGGCTACCCTTACACACACGGTATCGGGCTTTCGTGTTCCAGAAGTCCACATAGCCGCGCCCCACGGCATCCTGTAAAGAAATCCTCATTCTTTCAAGTCGTTTACCAGTGTGACAGGCTCAACCTCAACGGCAAGCCCGTCTTTGAACATCCCGTACCGCTTGCCGATCAGCTCAGCGGCCTTGATACGGTCTTTAGCCCCAACGTCAATATCGGAGATCGTTTGTATACCGTCACCGATCAGCTTTAGCACCTGTTCTTTGTGTTCCCCTCGCATAACAGAGGTTAAATACTCCAAAACTTCCTGTGCGTCCGCTGTTTTTGCGTTGTGCATCGCTTCAAGTTTTGCGTCAATATAGGCTTTCATTTCGGCGTTGAACTTTGAAGTAGGTTTTTGTGGGTTTCGCTCATTTATCCATTCTGCCGCAAAACGGGCAGTCTTAGGCGAATACCCCGCCCGGATTGCCGCCTGTACAGCGTTGCAGTCAATCAAATATTCGTCACAAAACCGCTGTTGTCTTTCGTTCAAGATATTCACCCCCTTAAAACAAAATAAGCCCGGCGAACGGAAGATCACTGACTGCCTACGATCAGCTACGATGATTCACCGGGCAAAAGAAAAAGCCGTAAAAGGTTTTCTTTTACGGCTTCTTGCATTATATATTTTATCACACTTGACACATGAAGTTCAATGAAAAAGACTGCAACTTTTTACATTTTCAAAACTTTTTCTGTGAAATCCTTTAGTGCCTGTCCGTGGATCGTATAAACATTGCGTTCCGAACACTCTAACTCTACCGCGATCTTATCAAAGCCCTTGTATTCAACATACCGCTTGAACAGCACCTTGATAAACTGCGGGTCTTGCAAACTCTGAATCTCGCCCGTGATCTTACGCTTCAGGTCAACATACTTGTCAATCTCGGCGTTGATCTCTTGCTCAAGCATCACGATTTTCAGCACCGGGTTTACAAACGGGGCATCGCCTGTACCGCTGGACGAAACACGATCCTTGCCGTAATCAATCGCCCGAACGCACTTAGACAGTTCTTCAAGATCAGCCTGTTCTTTCATCTTCTGCTCTATGATAACATCCGCGCGTTCAAGCTGTTGTAAATACTCTTTCGCTGTCACTTCTCAAACCTCTTTTCTTTGCGTAACGCTCACTTTACGAATTATCATTATTTTTCTAAAATTTTGTGTTTCACGTTTCGGTTACGCACCCTCTATTTACTATTATATATTATTTTTTATATGTTGCACCGTCACGCGATGACGCAACAAGAGTATCAATATATAAAGAACTTCAAAATAAGTGTACAAGCCGAAACAAACGTAACAAATACGTTTAATCGTTCAAAGATAGAAACACTTATGAAACACTTGTGAAAATCAGTGTAACACTTTGAATCTTAACTTTCAAAGCGTCCCGCCCTACCACTCTTGAGCGGGCATTTGGGGTGCGGTTTTTCCATCCACGGGCGAACGCCCACTTTCGTGATCTCGCACCAATAACGGAACGTCACAACGCCCGTCTGTTTGCTCTTGCAATGCAAGCAGTCTTTACAAAGCCTGTTACTCATCACCCTTAGCCCACCTTTCGTGCATCTCTCGCCAATGTTCCAAATCCGTTCTGTAAGTACAGAAGTCATTATATAAGCGTTTGTATTCCCGGTACGCTCTCCCTCGTTTTCTCAGAGAACGCAACTTCTGTTTTATGTTATCTGCCGCATCCAGCACCTTACCCACAAGGATCAAAAAGAAATAAAAAAGTCCCGCACAGCCAACTATATTCTTTGCCAGCTCGAAAACATTTTGAAATAAACCAGTCAAAATTTACACCCCCACAATGTATGCCGCCGCCATATCTGCCGCATGAGTGTACATGACATTCGGAAATTTTGCAACGGCACGGGTGTAATACTCCCAATTATTCCGATCATCAAACGCGCCCATGTGCCAGCGGATGCAAGCGATTTCTTCATTTGTCAAAGCATCGGGGGCGATATTCTGAAGCATGATGATCGACTTTTCGCCGTGGCCGGGAAGAATCATATTCGGGTTATACTTCCATTTTCCATCCACCACTTTATAATTATCGCACTTGCACAAATCGTGGAACATACCCACAATGTAAGGGCTTCTCGCATCGCTCCACGTCAAGCCCATCTTGTCCGTATAGTCCAGCAAAGCACCCGTAACGGCAAGAGAATGATCGAACAGTGCGCCGCTGTATGCGCCGTGGTGATTGATTGAAGCGGGCGCATCGAAGAAACCCATTTCATCAAGCCGCCGCACGGTATCGGGGCGGGTGTAGTATTCCAAATCATTCTTCACGTTGTACATAATGATTTTATACTGATTGATCCGATCCTGCTTAGTCAATTTGAATCTGTCCATTCTTTTCCACCTCATCATAAATTGCAAGGCTCATATCTACTTGATATGGCTTGCCGCCGATAAACTCCGTTTTGAGCGTGTCGCCCTCTGCCCGAACGATCAGCGCACAGTTATTGAACACCGTGACAAACTCCGTACCATCGGTGATTTGGGCGTTCTCCCCAAACTCTTTCTTATACTCTGCAAAAGCGGCGTTTACCGCGTCACTGATTTGTGCAAGCATCCCCATTTTCATTCCCCCTTAACGAACTTAAAGAGCATATCAAAGAACATCCGTAAATGCCAAACGGTTTCCATCCAATAGTCTTTGCGCCTGTCCTTTTTCTTGCGCTTACGCTCTCTCCACTGCTTGATGTACTCAAGTTGGGCTTCATCCTCTGCCGCCCGATAGCGTTCATCAATGTTCATTATCTGAACTCCTTTCCCGTTTTCACGTCACGAATCTTAACACGTTCAATCAGTTCAAAGCCCGTTGAACGAATAATGAACTTTAGCACCTTGATAAGTTCATTCGCCCGCCGTTCGGTTTCCGATTCTTCCCGAACGATTTTCTGTGTACCATAAAACGCCGTGGGATCGTTATACCCCTCTGCATTGCATTTGGGATTAGCCGGATTGTTCATAGTCAGTCCTTTCAATCTTTCCAGTTGGATAACCATTCAAGTTCTGTAACCATATCGGAAACAATTTTTAGCGCGTCATACATTGCCGTATGTTTGGCAACATCTTCATGTAACCTATCCTCGCAAGATCGTTCATCCAGATGGTGACAGGATTTCAGCCTTTCGCTATCCCTTTTAATATCCGCTTTTAACTTTTCAATCTGCTTTTGGATTTTGCTTTCAGTACGGCGAAGAACGGCTTTTTGATATTTGGCAATTTCCGCGCATTGATTTCTAAGGTCTGGATCGTTCCCGTATTCAATCGCTGAATCCGGGTCAAGGCCGTTTTCACCGCAATAGGTTTCGGCATCGTGTAGGCTTCTAAAAACCTGTTTGCCTACCTTTGCATACGGCAAGTTCACGTTCTTCTTGAACTTAGTTGAATAAACGTGCATTACCAGTTACGCCCCCGCTCTACAATATCAGCTTTGGGCAGACCATAAACCAACTCATACTCCATAGTGTTCCATCCTTTCTTTTAATCGAACCGACCTTGTGCGAACGGCTCTTTGAATAAATTCGGCATCATCCGCAATCGAACGAACGGACGAATTATCTGAACGAATCTCAAAAGAAGCGATAATAAATCGCTTTAGATCATCGGGGGTGAAATCCTCAATGGATTTCCCGAAATAATTTGTTAAAATTTGTATCACGGTTTCTTCATGTTCTGCAAACCAACACCCGGAAACTGTATGAGTAGGGGAAAAATATACCCAGTAAGCAAACCGCCTTTTATCAATAGCCGCCTTAGCTTCAAGGGCTGAAACGTCTGTTTCTAAAAAGCTAATTGCTTTATTGGTGATCTGCATCAACTCTTTTTCTCCGATAACGCACCCATTCGGAAAGGCTTCTTCCATAAACCGTTGAAAAAGCCGATCTCCTGTGTCACCGTTAAAATACTCATGCCACACCGCCCCAAGATCATCCATCCTGTTTCCCTTTTCAAAAAGGATAGTGCAACCCAGCTTCACAAAATTAGCCGTAGATTTTGCTTGAAAGTGAAGTTTTTCCATGCTTAATTCACCCATTTAATGATGGGATCACCACAAAAGCCCTTTTCCCATACGAACCACGCATACGCAACGGCGTTTTTGCTTTCAAATTTGCCGTTCTTCCCACATTCCAGCCGGGAAGAACTAACATATACGACTTTAGGCGGATTCTTCAGGAAGAACGCTTTGCGGGCTTTTCCCTCAAGAAAAGTTAGCTTCAAAAACATTGCAACTTTACGCCCCTGCTGAACGATGTTCAAAGCGTGTTCAACAAATTCAAGGGCGTATTTATAAGGCGGGTTTGTGATAATATCGCCGCTGAAATCCACAACATTTTCTAATAAAAAATCGCACGGATTCAAACGGCCATATCCACGGTATACTAAATCGGTGCTAACAACATCGTACCCGTGCGATTCAAGCACCTTAGAAATATGCCCCTCACCACAAGCACACTCCCAAACCACCGGGGCAAAGCGTTCTTGCTCAAGCAGAACTTCCGTTGCCTTTGGCTCAGTGGCGTAGTAATCGTGTGCTTCAGCATTCTGGTTGCGCCTGTTACCGACAAAGTAACCATGCTGTTCTCTCTCTCTCTCTCTCTCTCTCTCTCTCTCTCTCTCTCTCTCTCTCTCGGTAAAGATCAAAGTATTCACCTCTTTATTTCTGATCCCCTGCAACATAAAACCGGGCTGTCTTTTTTCCGATCCGCCTAACCTCTGTGTGAAGATGCAGATTTCGGGCGATCTGCCGGGAAAAGGCGGTTTTGCTCATAGCCTGTAAGTTGTTAGCTAAGCAGTATTCTTGATACCGCGAATAAACAAGATCAGTCGTGTTATCTTCAATATGAAAATCTTCATCCTCGCACTCTTTGAAAAAGCCCAAAATCGGGTTGTTATCTTCCTCGTATTCGTCCAGAGCTTTCTTTACCTTGTCCGAATCGGTGAAACCACGATTTTCAAGAATACGCTTCAGGCCAGCAAGCCCAAGATTGATAAGATATTCCATCGTTTCCGGGGACTTTAACTTGTGCTTGATGGTAGGATCAAAGCCCGCCTTTTCTTTTGAGAAATTGGCATCGAACGGGATAATAACCAAACGCCGCTGAACTGCGCCCGTTTTGTCCTTGATACGGGGAATCTGGTTTGCGGAAAACAAGAACTTTGAATAGTTGTTGAACTCAAACGGGTTTTGCCCCTTGCGTTCGGCAGACACGCGATCGCCCGTTACCAGCTTCTTAAAAACGGCGGGGTTTGCTATAAATTCGTCGCCTATATCGTCACCAATGTTCGCCAATTTGCCGAACATCTCAGCAGTCTTAAAGCGATCCCCAAGTTCTTTCAAGTCCAGAGCGCAAATATTTTCTTCACCTAAAAGATTCTGCACCATAGACAGATAGGTTGATTTACCGTTGCTTTTGTCACCTGTCAGGATAAAAGCCTTTCCAAGTTCGTTCCAGCGGTAGAAGCAATAACCAATAGCTTCTTCCAGTAGTAAACGCACCTGTGAATCATGGCAAGCGATGTTATCAAGGGTCTTGTCTGCCAGTTCGCAATAAGCCCCCGGCGTATAGTCCCAAGGAATCTTATTGGTGATAATGTGTTCCGGGGTAAAGCCCGCAAAAGAACCATCAATGATGTTATACAGGCCGTTCTTAAACGCGATCAGGTGCGCATCCTCTGGTTTAGTGTTGTCCCGGATCAGCAGATCAAGATAATCAACGACTTCAGACCGCTTTGCACGGTTTAGATCGGGGATGTGCTTAATCATGGCGGCTTCAATCTCGCCATATCCAGCGGTATAGATACCGTCCTTGTAAATGTGCAACTGATTATTGATCTTGATGATATGGGCGTTGTTCTTCAGGAAGATAGCGAACTTATCAAACAAGAACGTGCTACCGTTGTAGAAAACGGGTTTCTTAAACGAATCATCCCGCAAGATAGTTTCAATCTCGCTGTCTGACAGTGGAACTTTCAACACATACTTATTGATGATCCGAATGGTTTCCCGCGCTTCTTCCACGGTAAAATCATTGCTTTGCAGGGTCAGAATGTAATTGAACAGGGCTTGATTTCGTCCGTCCCCCTCTTCCATATCAAGAAACGCCATCTTGCTACGGACGGGGAACAGCCACCGGGGGAGCGGTTGCGCTTGCTCATTTTCGGCGGTATCATAGAGGATTTCACGCTCTATACCGCCGTATTTAAGCACTTCATAGGAACTTTTCACGCCCACCTTAATATCAGCTTTCAAGCCGATTGCAAGGGTGCAATGGGTCTTACAGCCGCTCACACCACTGTTTTTGAACAGAAAGTGCTTGCCCCGTGTGGTGCGATAAACACGGCAGTTCAAAGAATAGTCTTGAACAACCTTGAACAGAACATCCGAACTTTCTCCATCGTCCAGATCAACAAGGATCGTATCTTCTGCCAGAATCCCGGCGAACTCTGGTAAAGACTTCACCTGTTCATAGGTCTTAAAGTCCGTCCTGCCCTTGAACTTCTCCACGCACTGTTTATCTTTGGTTTCAACATATCCGCGAAAGAACAAAATTTATCACCGTCCTTATTCCCAATACTTACAGCAAAACGAATCTTCATCGGCAAGTTCTACGGAAAGCCCGTTCACGCCCTCAAGTTCATAATTGATCTTTGCGCTCACAGCATCATCAATAGCTATCGCCCAATCGCGTTGCATATCTTCAAGTTCCTGCAAGAACTCTTGATAGAACAAATTCGCCTTTTTCTTTGAAAGTGAACTTTCAAGATTCCTTTTCAGCTTTGCAAAAGTCTTATCTGAAAAGGCTTCCTTGACCGCTTCATAGATGATCCCATCATCTAATCTGCACTCCGCTTTGAGGGAGTCCACGGCAAAAGTGCCGCTGTGCTGACACTCGCCGTTCTTATTCCAGCGGCACCAACGACAGGTTTTATAAAAATCGTCCATTTTAACTTACTCCAAAATCTTCAAGACGTTTGTTTGCAAAATTGATGTACCATTGGCGATCCAGCTTGTCCGGCACTCGAACATCTTTTACATCATCGTTATAGATGAAACAGTGTTCCGGGGAGTTTTGCAGTTTTTCCAACCGACCATTGGACGCTTTTACTTTCTTCACGCCGGGATCGTTTGGATCAGTAGAAGCAAAAATGCGGATGCACCGTTCTTTCAACGGCTTATCGCCGTACATAATATGCGTATACTTGCTACTGATCCGGGAAACAAGCTGAAATTCGCGTAGGTCTTGACACTCTGAAATCGTCCGGCGCACCGGGATTTGATGGATCATGTAATCAACAAGGGCTTTATTTATGATGGGGAGATCATAGCTTAGATCGTCCAGCTTCATAACATACCCACCCTTGCGCTTGACCGCGCCCGTTTCCCGATCTACCAGCAGATAATTATTAACGTCTTTCTGATAAATCGTTCCAAAGTAAGTATCAAAGTCCATGCGCATACCTGTACGCTGTTCCCACTCCCAAACAATATCATCCAAAACGTCAAAATCACGGTCATAATCCGCAACCTTAACAATGATACCGTCTGTGTTGTTCTGGATCAGCTCACAATGCCCCTCAAGGTGTTCCACAAGGTCAAGCAATAAAAGCTGTCCATTGATACAGATAGCGTTGTTGCTCATCGGGTCATACAGGGCAGATGATTTTTGTTTCATCTGCCCGGAAATGGCGTTATCCATGATCTTGAACGGCTGACGGGCTTTCTTGTCGCCCTTGCGCTTAAAGGCTATGTTGGAATCGTGGATAAACTCAAAGTTTTCAGGGTGATCCATTACCCGATAGCCGAAGTGATATTGTTTCTGCAAAGACGGGTAATAGGCGGTAACGTCAATGATGATGAACACGCCATCGGCGGAATACTTAGCCCGCGCACCGTGTCCACCGCCCCATGCAAAGGTATGTTCAACCCCGGCGATCATCTGCTTACCCTGCTTTTTCTCGTAATCGTGGTTTTCAGGGTTTGCGTACCAGTCCGCAATATGCTTGTACTTGTTCAGGCGCAAACACGGTAGAATCGGGAAATCAAATTCATCATCAAAACTTGCGCCTTTCCTGTTGCCGCCCAAAATAGTTGCGGCAAGCTGTGGTTTAGTTTTTGAAATGTATTCAATTCCTAGTTCAAAGTGTTTGATAAAATACATCATGGTGTTGAACTCTTGCGTTCGGCGCATAAAAACTTGTATGGTCTGTTCAACGTCATGGGTGCAATAAAAAACGGTTTGTTTGATCTCTGCATCCGTCAACTTGCGGTCAAGGTTAAAAGGTACTTCCGTTTCCCGAATATCGTTACCCATGAAACCCTCAAAGGACTTCAAGCCCACATCGGTATTCAGCATTACATCGTAATTAAGAAGCGGGTAACTCTTTAAGAGGTTGCTATACTGCCAGCCGGGTTTACCCTTGACAATGATGTAATCATTCAGCTTCTTAGCGTTGAATCCACACAAAATCCCTTGTAAGATGTATTGATCGTAGTGGCGGCTGTTGAATCCTACCCAAATTCGGGTTTTATGCGCTTCATAAAAGGCTTCAAGTTCCGCCTTGTCATTGATAATGACGTGAGTTTTCTTCTCCACCATATCAATAATGACAACAAGCCAGTCATAAGCGAAAACCTCAAAATCGTAAAATAGAATAGCAATCACCCTCTTTCTTTGAAATTCCCACCATACCCACCCGCCTGTTTATCTTGTCAGGTCACAAGCCGGGGCTTAGTCCTCAAGAACGTAAGTTTCCTTGATCTTGAACGTGTTAAAGCCCTTTTTGTTCTCGCCGTACTCCAAACTATACTCATAGTTCCCATCAATGGCTTCCATAATATCCATAATCAGGTTGTTGTACTGATTGTAGGTCTGGAACGAAACGAGGATCGGCGCGTTCATCTCGGCCACAAGCGAACGCAAAAACTCGTCCACAATGCCGATCTGGAACCCCTGCGTCACGATCTGGTTCATAAAGATCAGACTGCCCTTGTATTCGCCCGCCAGAATCTTGAACCAGCAGGAGAACATGGGATCACCCTTTTTGCTCTTGCCAAGTTCCAGCTTGTTGATCTCCACCTCATAAGTACCATGGGGAACTTCACGGCGGGTGTTGCCGTTCTTTGCGGCTTCAGCGGCATCTTTCGCCAAACCAGCGGTATCAAAGTTAGCGTCAAATTCATCAAAAATGCTCATTGTTATAGTCCTTTCTTACAGTCGGTTGTGATTAGGCTTCCCGCACTCTACGCTTGCGGCGCGGATGTTCGGCGGGCTGTTCGGGCTGTGCATTGGGCGCGTTGACTTCAACCGCACCGTCCATCGGGGGGTTGCCATCATCGGCATTTTCGGCGGGTGCGCTCTCGCCCTCTGCGGGGGATTCCTGCGGGGTTTCTTCTGCGGGGGTATCGTTTACAGGCTCGACCCGTTCCGGCTCTTCCTGCGGCTTCTCTGCCGGGGTGACGGGCGTTTCCCCTGCCTTACGGCGGGAACGCCCGGCTCGTTCGGTGCTTTCGGTCTGCGGCTTGTTTTCAGATACGCCGTTTGCGGCGTTCTTGTTAGCTTCATCGTACACGGCAAAGAGCGCATCCACATCAAGCGGCAGATCCTTTGCGGCCACGCGCAAGCGGCCACCACCAAAGACAACCTCATTGGACTTGAAAGAGAACGTGCGGGTTTCGCCATCGGCCACAATACGGGCAACCACGTCAACCATGCCAGCAACCTTGTTAGCCACCTTGTCAGGCAGTCCAGCGGGCTTAATAGCCGTGATCTTATCGCCGCCCTTGCGGGTAATATCCTTGCTCATATCCTCATGGGAGATAAGCACGATGTTTTCATAGTCCAGCACCATAAGCCGCTTCATGGTGTTCAGGTACTCACCGCGCACCTTATCCCATGCCCGGAAAGAATCATCAGATTCATGGGTAATACCCATCTGCTGATACATATAGACCCGGCAAGATTCATAGGTATCTTCCAGCAGGTCAACAACGATGGTCTTAAAGGTGTTCTGCTTCTTTTCCAGTTCGGAAATGGTATCTTTGAACACTTCCCATGCAAGGGTGCGCTTTGTCATGCGCCCCTCGACCTTGACGTTATCGCGGATAGGGATATAAGGCGCGTCCACGTTCTCAACATTACCGTCCGTGTTGAGCATGAGCGGATCGGGAAAAGAGTTGGCAAAAGTGGTCTTGCCGCTGAACGGTGCGCCATAAATCCACAGCTTGCGCTTGTGAACCTGTTCGATGTTGCGGCGTTTGTTTTCGGGGAGAATCATAAAATCCCATCCTTTCTCGCAAAAATCTTGATACTCACAGAATCGGCACAAGTACGATTCTGTTTTCGTGAACTCTGTTGTTTCGTTCACCGTCTTTATCGCAAGCAGAAATTCAATTACTTTTGAATAATCGAACTCTACTTGAACCGTTTGAACATCAACCCCGGCAAGTTCGTCTTTCAACCGCTCCCGAAAATCAAGAAGCGTTTCACCTTTCTTTTGCCGAATCTGGACTTTAGGAACAAAGAACAGATACAGGTTTCTAATCTTCTTGCCGGGGTTGTTCCGCTCAAAGAAATATTTATAAAGGTGCAACTGAT